GATCTGGGAGGATGATCCAGAAGTGCCAGCATAACTCGCGTTTTTACCTGATAAATATCGCCGTCTGTATAGCAGACGGTTTTTTTTGCCCTTTTTATGGCGTTTTTATAGTGTAAACTTTTCCCCAGGAAGAGTTAGCAAGGGGAACAGGATGGATGAGCGATAGCGGAGCGCGTCGATTGACAGTTAACGAATACCGTGGGAGCAGCTTGGTCGAGGAATGGGACAGCCTTACCGAGTGCGCCAAGCATCATGGATGCAAGCAGGCGACGATAAAGGAGCTGATCCACTACGGAGACTCGAGGCGCGGCCACACGTTTGACATCCCCGTCGACTCCCCTTACGACACAAGACTAAACAGGCGCACCGGAGTGCTGGAGATCTACGACACAGAGACCGGCATCGCACTCGACGGAGGCGCTTCGAAACGCAAGGGGAATAGCGGACATGGCACAGATTCAGATCTATCAGGATTACGACACGGCAGCGCGGGCATCGAAATCCCGCAAGGCCCTCAGCAGGGATTTCAAGACAGTGCAGCTTCCCAGGGGATCGAGGATGATACGGATCTGCAAGCCGTTGGGTCGTGATCCGTATGCGGTCTACCACACTGCCCCAGCGATCCGCTGTCCCGAGTACCAGGTAACCTCGAAAGAGGTGGACCAGGTCACCGCATGGGAGGCTTTCTAACCGTGGCTAATGCGTACAGCGTTGACAAACATCCGAAGAAAAACGCGATCATAAGGGAACTGATCAATCAGGTACCTTACGACAAGATTGCGAATAATTACGGGTTAACTTTCAGTTCTGTGCAACGTTATGCAACACAAAAGCTACGAATGAGTGCTGCCAAGGCACTTGCCAAGGGTAGTTACAACGGTGAAGCCCTACTCGCAAGGATAGAAGACACCATAGTTTACGTACAGAAAATGTACGACGCCTGCAACGATTGGCTGCAGGATCCTGAGGACCACAGCAAGTACAACCTGGACCCGAGAGCGTATGAGCACGACGTGATTTACAACTGGGTCATTACCGATGCAGATGGCAAAGATACCCGAATCCGCAAGAAGGCAAACCTACAGGAATTACTTGACCGCGCGATCCGTGATAACGAGGAAATCATCAAGGTTGAGAGCAAGGTAGCGGATCCCCGCAACCTGGTACTGCAGACTGCCCAAACCCTCAACAAGCAGCTCGAGACGCTCGCGAAGATCGCAGGCGTAGTGCAGGAAGTTGCAAATATCGATGTCAATGTCAGTATCAACACCGTGCTCGCAAGCACTGTCGTGCAGATCATCAAGGACGAGGTGGACGACAAGGAAGTCGTGGCTCGGATAGTAGAGAGGCTCAGCAATGACGCGTGATGAATCCAAGAAATTCGTAGCGCAGCAGGTCCTCTTCGGTTTGTCCAGGAGCCACTACGTGAACTACATCGGACCGAGGATAGGTATCACTCCGTTCGAGTGGCAGATGAATGTGTTAAACAGCAGCCACAAGCGCAAGCACATCAATGGTACCAGGCAGTGCGGAAAGTCTACGATCGTATCAAGCATTCCCTGCCATACCGCGAAATACTTCCCCAAGAGCCTGAGCATCATCCTAGCACCGACAGAGAAGCAGGCTACCGAGGACATCCTCAAGGTAAAGGACTTCATCGCAGCGGATCCATCATACCCGGAGATCAAGCGCGACAGCCAGGACGAGATCGCGCTCGAAAACAAGAGCCGGATCATCATCATACCTGCAACAGAGAAGAGCGCCCGCGGATACTCCATGCCACGCGTGATCATCCTGGACGAGGCCAGCCGCATACCGGACATCGTGTACAAGTCTGGCGTGATCCCGATGCTCACGAACAATCCCGAGTGCGAAGTGCTCGAGATATCCACACCGAACGGAAAGCAGGGATTCTTCTATGACTCCTCGTCTTCCAAGTGGTATGAGCGCTACGAGATTCGTTCTCCCTGGCAAGTGGATCCTGGCGATTCATTCAACCTTATCGAGTATATGACCGAGGACGAGTACCGCGAGATGATGGCTGCACGCGGTATCCAGTCTTGGTTCAGCCCGAGGCACTACAACCTCAACGAACAGCTTTTGAACCTTGAGAAGATGGGGATGATGCAGTATCGACAGGAGTACTGCTGCGAGTTCGTGGAGCAAGAGGACATGGTTTTCAGTTACGAGGATCTCGACCGTGCATTCGGCCGTGACAACCGTATCGCCGGGATAGACTCGGATCTGATGGACTTCGGCACCGCCCCGATCACTGGACTTGAGGAGATGCTCGCATGATAGGCATAGCACCAGGCAAGGAGTACATCTGCGCAGTCGACATAGCCAAGAAGCGCGACTACACGACCATACAGCTCTACAAGAGCAGCCAGAGCGTACTGCACCACCCTGAGGAGCTTGGCAGGCCGGATCAGATCATCTCCTTCCTCGATCTGGTTTACCAGGTGAAGATGCAGGCGGTACGCTACACCGAGCAGTCGCGCGTGATACGTGAGCTGCTGGGAAGGATCAAGCTGCTGCACAACACACAGCTGCTTGTCGACGGCACGGGCGTCGGGGAGGCCGTGGTGGACATCATGCGGGAGGACGGGCTGAACCCGCTTCCGATCGTATTCACCGGGGGATCCTCGGTGCAGCCGGTCTATTCGGACTTCGGTGCAGTGTTCGGCCAGGGACGGGGAGAAAACCGCCTCAACCGGGCACAGGTGCTCAAAGAGATCCACGTACCGAAGGAGGACCTGGTGCATGCGGGGATGCTGGTGCTCGAACAGAACAGGCTGCGCCTAGCTGCCAACCTGCAGCATGAGGATGACTTCAAGCGGCAGATGCTCGCATTCAAGGGCAAGGTGAACGAGAAGACCGGACGCAAGAAGTTCGAGAACGAGAGCGATGACATACATGATGACTGGGTCGTCACGTATCTCATGGCGTGCTGGTGGAGTACCTACTCCAGGGCATCGGACAAGAAGGACATCGTCGTGCACGATCAGCAGGACGCATCTTGGAACCCGCTGGACTTTATCTGAGAGAACGATAGGAGAGCGACATATGGCAGTGACCAAAGAACAGATGGAGAAACTCACCCGGCTGAAGAAGAGCCTCGAGGAGTACCGCGCGGTGTTCCAGTCGCAATGGAACGACATCATACAGTACTTGGCAGCATCTTACGCATCCGCGACGATCGGCAAGCCAGGATCGCAGCCTGCACCAAACTACCGCAACATACAGGAAACCACAGGCGTCGATAGCAGCAACATCATGGCTGATGGACTGCAGGGATATGCCTTCGGGCGTTCCATCAGCTGGTTCCGTCTGCAGTTTGAGAATGAGCGCCTCATGGAGAACGAATCCTTCAAGGAGTGGTTGCAATCAGCAGAGAGGATCATCTACAAGCAGCTGAACAACAGCAACTTCTACGACGAGAGCAGATCATTCGTAAAGTGTGGAGCTGATTTCGGAACGGCTGTCATGATCATGGAGTATGACGAGAGCAGATCTGTTCCCGTATTCTCCACTTTGCACCCTGGAACTTATGCGATCCAGGAGAACCGTCATGGTGTGGTGGACACATTGTTCCGCGATCTATGGCTTACCCGAGAGGAGGCTATCGAGCAATTCGATAAAGATAAACTTCCTCCACAGATCAAAGACTCGCAGGATCCAGGAGAGAGCTACCTGTTCCATCATTACGTGGGACCTTCGTGGAGACTTGAGCTCGATGTAGATGGAGACGAAGAATTTATATCCGTGTATTGGGCTGACATCGATGCGAATAAGACTGTCAAAGAAGAGCGATTCGGACGCAAGACATTCTTCGCATGGCGCTGGGCAAAGAACCCGTGCAAGAGCCCATGGGGAGTTGACTCTCCAGGACTCACGCAGATCCCGAACATCAAGATGCTGCAATCGTTCCAGGGAGACCAGCTGCGGGTATCTCAGCTTCATGGAAGACCGCCGATCAAAAAAACCAGCGGGCTGCGCATCAACTTCCTACCAAGTGGCATGACCGACCTGGAACCCGGCCAGGACTTTGCTCCGGTACAGGTGACCGGTGATCTCTCCTGGACGCAGATGACCAAGCAAGAGATCGTACAGCAGGTCAAAAGCGCATACTATGTGGATTTCTTCCTTGCTCTTATGCAGAGCCAGAACACGAACAAGAACAAGACCGCAACCGAGGTCGCTGCACTGCAAGACGAGAAGGCAGCGATCATGAGTGCGTTCACCAGCAGATTGAGCCATGAGTTCATCGAGCCGGTGCTCGAGGCGGTGTTCGAGGCTGAAGCCAAGAGAATCCGGTTTCCGCAGATACCGAACGGCATGCAAGCACAGCAGCTCAAGATCGACTATGTGTCCCCGCTTTCCATGATGCAGAAACGCTCGCATGGGCTCGCAACAACCAGGCAGTTCCTCGGGGAGATCATGCAGATCGGCCAGATGGCACAAGTGGTCCCCAAGGTCGCCGAAGTGTTCGACAAGCTCAAGATGGACGGATACGTGGATGTAGCCGGTGAAGCGTATGACGTGGATCACCGCATCATCGAGAGCGACGAGAACGTGCAGAAGATCCGTCAGGCTCGTGCGCAGATGCAGATGCAGATGATGCAGCAGCAACAACAAATGCAACAAGCACAGGTAAGTGCTGATGTGTTGGCAAAAGGATCCAAAGCTCCTGAGGAGGGATCTCCCACGGAGCAGATGATAAAGCAAGGCAGAAGGAGATAGGGAATGACTACAGAAAGAATCGTTGAATTGAAGGAATCCAGGAGAACCTGGCAGCAGGTGTTCTGCAATACCGAGGGAGAGGCTGTGCTGCTTGCACTGCTTAATCGCCTTGGGTATTTCAGCAGCGACCCGTCGCTGATCGACGCAAAATCGATATCACACGCAAACTGGTTGCTTAACCAGATCGGCATCGTGTCACCGCAGAATCTTCCGAGGCTGTCCAATGCCCTTGCAGCTTCGGCATCGTTTGCAGATATCGATGCTGTAGAAAAAGCTATGAAGGAGGCTGAGCCGAATGTTTAATATCAACCGACTATTTACCCTGATGTACCTGATGGACGCAGATCCAGGAGGCGCTGCTGGGACCACTCCAGCTGCAGACCCTGCCCCTGAGCCTACATCAACCGAGCCGGATCCATCTCCTGCTTCAACGGAACCACAGGAAGGCATCGATACTCCACCTCAGGAACCGGATATCCCGAAGTTTGCGAGCCAGCTTAACCCGAAGAAGCGGGAAAGCGAAGATTACAAGAAGTACCTGTACAAGCACCAGAAGCTTGACGACATTGCTGACGACTATGTTGCTCTCAACAAGCGCATGGAGAAGGCGATCGAGATCCCCGGCAAGGACGCGAAGCCAGAGGATATAAAAGCTTTCATGCAAAAGCTCGGCGTCCCAGAAAAGGAATCCGATTACGAACTGAACCTCGGAAAGAATCCCAGCAAGGAGATCTCCAAGCTGGCAGATGAGATGCGCAAGGATTACATGCGGGCAGGCATGACCAAGCAGCAGGCAAAAGTCATGTGGGGCAGCATGCTCAAGAACATCCAGGAAGGACAGAACCAGCTCAAGGCGATCGTCGATCACCAACAGCAGCAAGCGCAGACCTTCGATGCACGACTCGCTGCAAAGCTCGAGACATCCTACCCAGTTAAGGCAGAACGTGACGGAGCGATGCAGGAAACTGTGAACCTGTTTAAGCAGCACATATCCCGCACCGGGCTCGGCAAGGTCTACAAGGACAGCGGGCTGATCTACAACCCAGACTTCGTTATGGCGATTGCCAAGGATGAAAAAAGCCGAAGCGGATCCGGATTCGTCGAGGGACGACCCGGTGTGCAAGGAGAGAAGCCGATGGGAGCCTTCGGTAACAATTATCACGAATCGTTCAAACACACGGTAGGAGGACGATAATATGGGAATTCTTGACGACGTATTGCAGCAGATCGACGGATCTCAGCAAGAGCCTGACAACAATCAGCAACAGCAACCTGCACCAGATCCTCAACCGGATCCTGTGCAGAAAGACTACGATCCGAATGCGAAGGATGCGAACTGGTATAGTGACGAATTCAAGCGATTCGCCGGTATCAAGTAGCTCCCCTTCCCGTAGCTGGTTGCGACACGTTGCAACCTTGAAGGAAACTGACTCCAGCATCGGTAAGGTGCTGGATCACGGGCGGAAATGGGACCGGGAGAACCGCCGACGGGGTACCGAGCAGGGAACCGGGGCGCTGATCGCGGGAAACAGACTGTCTGGTTATACAAACTAAATTTGTGAGGTAATACACATGTCTGTAATTACATCAACCCAGGCGATGAACATCGTCGAGGCGCAGAAGAGAGAAGGATACACCAATAGTGCTGAATTCCTCGGTGCGCTGGCAAAAAAAATTGACCTGTTGCAGTTTGCCCCGTTCCTGCCATCGAGCGACGGGACATTCCACAAGTGGCTCCAGGCCACACGTCTCGGAACCGGTGCGTTCACCAAAGCGAACGACGCTGTTCCGTCCATCAGCTCAGGATCTGATGTCAAGATCGAGCCGATCGCCATGTACATGGCTGACTCGACCATCAACGAAACGGTCATCAAGACCACCAAGGACCCTGTAAAAGCTCGTGACTCAGAGGATGTCGCCAACCTTGAAGGATTCACTCAGGATTGGCTGTACAAGCTTATGTACGGCACCGATGCAGCGGACGGCTTCAGAGGCCTTGCAGCCCGCAGACCTACTGCGGACAGTGCATATACCTGGAAGGATACCGGCAGCGGATCCGATCTCACCTCAATCTGGCTCTTTGAGTTCGGCGAGCGTGGATTCAATTTCCGCTATCCTGCAGGAACGCAACCCGGCATCATCAGCGATGACCGTGGATTGCATAAGGTCCCGATCCCAGCAGGAACTGGCTCCATGTGGGCGTGGATCCGTCACTTCGAGATCGCAGCCGGTATGGAGATCAAGAACGAGAAGGCCTTGCTCCGCTTGGCCAATATCGAAACCGGCGGGGAAACGTTCCCGACTAACACATTCATCAAGATGAAGAACCAACTTCCTCAGATGGGCCGCGATGCAGTC